TGGCTGCAGGCCGTGCGCACGGCCTGCAGCCAATGCTGCTGAGCAGGTGCAACGCGGCCTGTAGGTGTCTTCACTTCGATGCTGGTGAACACGGCAATGCGCTGGCCGACCATCTCAGGCGTCACCACCACGGTGCGCCAGCCGATGAGATCAGCTGAACCGCGTGCGAGGCCGAAGGTGACGAGCCGGCCGGTGCGTGGATCGGGCAGGCTGCCGACCTGGTTGCGGAACAGTCGGGCATCGGGGTGCGTGCCGAGCGCGAGACGGATGCGCTGCTGCAGGTCGGTCTCGGGGTTCATGTCATGCAGTAGCCGCTCTCGCAGCCATCTTGCTCGTCGTACCACTCAGGGAACAGCCCCAGCTGATCCGGCACGGCAATGTCGATGGGCTGGCTGCGCCTGGAGCCAATGCCGCTGATGTAGATCGGATCCTTCTCCAAGGTGGAGCGCTTGCTGTTCAGCTGCTGCTCGAGCTCCACCACCTTGGCGAACAGGCCGGGCCGCTCCTGGCGCATCGCGGTCCACTGCTCGGTGGTCTTGTAGGGGCAAAACCAGCAGGAGGATTTCGGCGGCTGAGGCAGGCCTGCAGCCTTGACGATCTCGAGGCAGTCAGCTCGGCGGTGCCCTAGCTCGATCAGCGGGTAGGCGGAGGTGTAGCCGTCGTCTTCGCGTGATGGTGTGGCGCGGTGGTATTCGTCCACGCTGATGCCCTTGCCGAGGGTGCAGCCTGGTGCGTTGCGGCGGATCCATTTCGCGATCGGCTTGATCTTGAAGTGGACGGTGCAGTTCCGCCGGCCAGGAGCGCCGTTGGACATGCGCACGGGAATGTCGATGGAGCGGATCGGGCGCTGCAGCTCGGCGTAGAGATCAACGGGTGTGCCATCGCGGCGCCGGCGTTGCACATCGATCCACTCGATGCCGTGAGCCGCGGCGTAGGGCTTCAGCACCTCGGCGATGTAGGTCAGGGTGCGTGGGTCTTCCGACTGATCGCCGACGTTGGCGAATACGAAAGTGCGGTAGGGAATGGTGCCCTGTGCAGCGAGCACGAGGCAGGCCGTGGATTGCACGCCACCACCACAGGAGAAGATGTGCTTCATCGCTGCGCGTTGCTCCGCGCATTGTGGACCTTCCACGCCCATGCGGGGCTGTAGCCGCGCTGGCGTGCGATGGCCATCAGCTCGGGGAGCGTGCGGGCACGGCGGCGCTCGGCGACACGCTGGCGCACGGCCTCGCGGTGGAGCTCCGTCAGCTCACCGGCCACCTGGCGCAGCTGACGTGCGGGCTGGATCGGCACCGGTGTGCCGCAGCAGGGGCAGGCCGGCTGTGGTGGGAAGGCCGCGAAGCAGACCTGGCAGGTGCGCACCGTGGGCGCTGCGGCACCAGCTGCGCGGCTGCGCTTCAGACGATCATCGAGCGACCAGTCGCGATGATCATCGGGGAAGCCATGCCGGTGGACGTTGCCTACATGGTCGAGCACGATCGCGGCTGCCTTGCCTAGCGCTGGCCTGAGCACACGGCCCACTTGCTGCAGGTAGAGGCCGAGCGATTGCGTGGGGCGAAGCAGGATGGCGCAGCCGGCGGCTGGCACATCGAAGCCCTCAGAGACCACATCGACAGTCACCAGCACCTGCAAGGTGCCGGCGGCGAACGACTGGACCACACGATCACGCTGCACTGGATCCGTTGAACCGAGGAGAGTGGCAGCCGAAATGCCTGCAGCGTTGAACTGATCGCAGACGTGCCCAGCATGGGCAGTAGAGCAGCAGAAGGCGATCGCGCGCTGGTCGCCAGCGAATCTGCGGAAGTGGGCAATGGCGTCGCCGGTGACTGATGGGCGGTCAAGACGCTCTGCGGCCTGATCCACAGCGAAATCACCAGCACGGCGCTTGAGGCCCGACAAGTCTGCTTGTTGCGGCGGCGCGTAAATACGTGCCGGTGTGAGGAAGCCTTCAGTAACGAGGTCGGCAACAGAGGGGCCGAACACAAGGTGATCGAAAACTGCTGATAGGCCGCGGCCATCTAGGCGGATGGGGGTGGCGGTGACGCCGAGGCGATGTGCGTCAGGCCAGTGGTCGAGTGTGCGGGACCAGCTGCCGGCTGTGGCGTGATGGGCCTCATCGATGACGATGAGATCCGGGGGGGATGTGATGGTGTGCAGTCTGCGCGCGAGCGTTTGCACGGAAGCGATCTGGATCGGAGCGGCTGCACTGATGTGGCCAGCGGCGATGATGCCGTGTGGCACGCCGGCCAGATCGAGCTTCGCTGCGGTTTGGGCGATCAGTTCACGGCGGTGAACTAGGACCAGGCCGCTGCGGCCACGTTCGGATAGGCCGCGCAAGATCTCAGCCAGGATCACGGTTTTGCCCATGCCGGTGGGGCCAACCAGCAGGGGTGCGCGTGCGCCTGCGCGATAGGCAGCGCGCAGATCTGAGATGGCGCGTGATTGATAGGGGCGAAGCGTGAGACTCATCGGACTAGACCTGCGACAGCGGTAGTGGTAACTGAGTCGCAGGGGGAAATACCAAACGAAATCAATGACTTGGGAGGAACTGGCGTGACGTTAGCGGATCTTGCGGTAAGCTCCGAGAGCCTTGATGAGGATGCTCTGGAGAACGCCGACTACCACCGCCATAGCGCGGTGAGCAAAAGCCACCTCGATCAGATCGCACGCAGCCCGCTGCACTACTGGGCGCGCTATCTGGACCCGAACAGGATCGAGCCTGCACCTAGTGAGCAGATGGCGCTGGGCTCTGCGCTGCACACCCACGTCTTAGAGCTGGACCAGTGGGACTCGCGCTATGTCCTGATGCCCGAGGGCCTGAAGCGCACTACTAAGGAGGGCAAGGCCACCTATGAGGCCCTGCTGCAGGATGGGCGCACGATCCTGAACCACAGCACTGCGCAGCAGGTGATGACGATGGGCCGGGCTGTGCTGACGCACCCTGCCGCGGCCATGCTGCTCAACCTGCCGGGCCAAGCCGAGACCACCCACATGTGGGTCGATCCGACCACCGGGTTGGAGTGCAAGTGCAGGCCGGATTATCTGACCGATGACGGCGCAATCGTGGTGGACGTGAAGACCACGCGCGACGCGAGCCCTGCAGGGTTCCGCAAAAGCGTGGGGCAGTATCGCTACCACGTACAAGCGGCCTGGTATCTGCACGGGCTGGAGCTGGCCACTGGCCGCCGGCCTGATCAGTTCATCTTCGTGTGCGTCGAATCCGAGCCGCCTCATCCTGTGGCGGTCTACGCCGCCGACAGCGAGATGATCGGCATCGGGTACGACACGGCCATGCGCGACCTGCAGCGGCTGGCGGAGTGCAAGGCTGCCGGCAGCTGGCCGGGCTACAGCGAAGACGTGCAAATGATCGGCCTGCCGGGTTGGATGCGGCCACGCCCGGACGGCTTGCCCATGGGTGAGCCGCCTGAGATCGAGGTCTATTGATGCAAGCAGTGGCGCGGCACATAGCGGCCGCTCTGGCTGGTGGCTGGTTTCTGAGCCAGTTCTGGCCGATCGATTTCGTAGCCGCTGCGGCGGGTGCGTGGTTTGTCTACCTACTTTTCGAGAAACCCAATGACCGAACAATCGACAACAGGCTCTGGAGCCCTCGCGTTATCGACGAGCGCTGGCGTTTTCAGCGGGATTCAGGCGTTCGAAGACGCGCAGAGGATCGCTAAGGCACTGGCCAGCAGCACGCTGATCCCGCAGCAGTTCCAGGGGCAGCAGGGGTTCGCCAACTGCTTGGTGGCGCTGAACATCGCGCGCCGGATGCAGATGGATCCGCTGATGGTGATGCAGAACCTGCACATCATCCACGGCAGGCCCAGCTGGTCGTCTCAGTTCATCATCGGCCTGATCAACGGCTGCGGTCGGTTCAGCCCGCTGCGGTATGAGCTGAGCGGCAAGGGCGACACGCTGGCCTGCACGGCAGTGGCGACTGAGCTGGCCACCGGCGAAGAACTGCGCGGGCCTGAGGTGACCATGGCGATGGCCAAGAAGGAAGGGTGGGCCACCAAGGCCGGCAGCAAATGGCAGACGATGCCCGAGCTGATGATCCGCTACCGGGCCGCGGCCTTCTGGGGCCGTCTCTACATCCCGGATCTGCTGGTGGGCATCCAGACGCAGGAGGAGGTGCTGGACATCGAGCCGGTGGATGTGACGCCACAGCCAGCAGCACCGGCGCCAGTGAGCGTGACTGAACTGAATGCAAAGGTGAAGAAGCCGGCCCCTGAGGTGGATCCGGTAATTGTGGAGGCCGACGATGATGAGATCTTCTGAGCAGCCGGGGTATTTGAGGCCGGCTGATCTTGTGGCGCGCTGGTGCAACAGCGTGACACTGAGCACGCTCGACAACTGGCGCAGTCAGAACCGAGGGCCCCGATTCGTGAAGATCGGCGGCCGTGTGTTGTATCCCGTAGCGGAGGTCGAGGCGTATGAGCTTCGGAACCTGCGCGGGATTCCAAACCATCCACCCACCCAACCCAATCGATGACTTTCAAACTGAACCTGGCGATCTTCAAGTCCACCAAGCCCGACAGCAAGCTGGATTTCAGCGGCCGGATGAACATCAAACCGGAGGAGCTGGATGCGCTGTGCGCGTTCGTGCTGAGCCAGCCGGTTGATCAGTACGGCAGTGTGCAGGTGCCTGTGAGCGGCTGGAAGAAGCAGAGCAGCAATGGCACGGCATACGTGAGCGCAGTGGCCCAGCCGCCGCGTGACTGGGTGCCGCCTGCCACTGCTCAGAGCGCAGCTGAGAGCCTGGCCCAAGCCACCGGCGGGGTGGTGAGCGAGATCACCGAGGGTGATCTGTTCTAGAGCTGCATCAGCTCGCATTCGAGCCGTGCGATCTCATTGACGGCCTGCTGCAGCAGCTGCTGCTGGTAACAGGCTTGCTTGAGAAGGGCCGCGGCCATAGCGCCCGCATCCTTGCTGTGCAGCAGGGTGCGGGCTTGTTTTTCGATCTCGAATTGTTGCTCTGGCGACAGCTCGACCGCCATCCACTGACCGAAGTTCACTGTGCCATAGTGGCGGGGTACAGGTTCAGGATACCTATGGAGTGCCCACGCTGCGGTAGCGGTGAGATCAGGGCGATCGCAACCAACGGGAAGCAGTCTGACAAGGTGACCCGTCAGCGGAGGTGCGTGGAGTGCAGACATGTCTGGTACACGGTCGAGCTGCCGGTGAGCTTGGTGGCGATCGGCTGGGCCCGCACACCGGACACGAACAAAAGCGTGCCCGTCCTGCGGGTGCCTGTTGAGCTGGCGGTCGGCAGTAACGCCGTGTGAAGAACTGTCACAGCGGTTGGCAGGGTGACCCGCCGGCGGTGCATACTTGGGGGACGGCCGACGAGGCCACCGCATCACTCCCATGCTCACCGCCACTCTGCTGGTGATCTGGAAGCTGATCCTGCCGCTGCTGTTCGTAGTGGCAGTGATCGACTGGCTGACTGCATCCGAATCCCGCCGCGTTCGCATCCTGCGTCGCACGGGTCTCAGCCAGCGACAGATCGCCACCCGCCTCAAACTCACCCGCTACCGCGTCCGTCAGGCGCTCGCATCATGATCAACCGCATCAACAACGCCATCTGCCTGCTGATCGCCGCGGCCGTGTTTGCCATGATCGGCATCGAATCCGGCGCACATCACAGCCCCACCCACTCCGGCACGCAGCAGGTGGTGCGTCATGACTGAGCGCCGCTTCTACTTCCAGATCAAGGCCGCCAACGTCATCGAGTGCGTGCAGGCGCGCAGCCTGTGCGAGGCCAAGCTGATCGCCGCCGACACTTGGCTCGAGTGGTGGTCGCAAATGGAGTGGATCAACCTCGAACCTGAAAGCAATGCCTGAAATCGTTGGCGCCATGCTTCCTTGGCAATGGGCCGAGGAACCACCGACCAGCCGGCACGGCGATGGCATCAGCCGGCCGCGGCCCAAGACACGCACTAAGGAGTTTCGGCTGATCGTCTACCCACAGGGCGCCCAGCCAATGACGTGGATCACGCGCGCTGAATCCAAGAAGCACGCGATCAAATACGCCGAGGCCCGCTGGCCTGGTGCCGCCGTGGAGGTGGCGTGACCGACATTCGCCACCGCATCGAGCAGCTGCTCAGCGACACCAGTGCCTTCACAGCTGGTCAGACTGAGGAGCGCCAGCGCATCCGCAAGCTGATCGACATCCGCATCGACCAGCTGTGCGACACCGTTGGAATCCGCAACCGCCAGCAGCTCTGCGCTGAGCTGCTCCGCATCCGTCAACACCTCGAACCATGAAGCCCCACCAGCTCGACCAGCAACGCGCCGACATGATGGACGCGCTCTATGAACGCAGCGGCCGCACCAATGGGCTCTACACGGGCCTGTGGGAGGAGTTTTCCCGCGACATGGCGGCCAACTTCCGCGACACGCCATACCCCGAGCTGCTTGCCCGTGTGGTGCGCGCCATGGATGCCACCGAGTCGGTGATGACGCAAAAGCAGGCCCAGCAAGCGATCGAGGTCTGCCGCCAACAGCTGCTGGGAGACAAGTGGAGGTGATCCCGCGCGGCCGGCCATTCAAGGCTGGCGAGGACAACATCGCTGCCATCTTGACGCCGGAGCTGGTGCGCAAGCTGCGCCGGCTCCGCACTGAGGGGTGGAGTTACCGCCAGCTGGCGGCTGAATTTGATGTGGATGAGAAACACGCATGGCGCATCTGCAAACGCATTGCATGGAGCTGGCTTGATGACTGATCAGATCAACCCGGACCACTACCGGCACGGCGACATCGAGTGCATCGATGCGATCGAGGCTGCCCTGACGCCGGAGGAGTTTCGCGGCTACTGCAAGGGCAACATCATCAAATACACCTGGCGCGAGCGCTTCAAGGGCGAGGCGGTATCGCTGGCCAAGGCGCAGTGGTATCTCCGCCGTCTGCTCGGCAAACTGGAGGGATGATGGACCTGCCGGGCCTGAGCATGATCGAGCGCTTTGCGCTGTGGATCTTGGTGCGCAGTCCCCGCACCAGCTTGGTGGTGGTGAAGGAACTGCACTGGCCAACCGTGTTCACTGCGGCCAACCCAGAGGATCCGGTGGCGGCGCATGTCACCGGCGGCCAGCCGGAACCGCTATCGATGCAGTTCGAGCGGATCTTCCATCAGCCGAGTTACGGAGAGGAGGAGTGATCAGCCTGCACGCCGGCCGCCTGCTGCTGGTGTGCAGCCGCTCCGATCGAAACTGGCACGCGCGCATCGTGCTTGGTCCGAAGCCCGAGCTGCAGATTGAGGCCGATACCGGCACCGTGCAGCTGCAGGAGGCGCTGCTGCGAGCTCAGTCGATTTACCGCGCAGCTGTCACCAACCTGCGGCCAGCCGGCGGCCCGCCAATGTGTTGGGACTGCAAATACTGGGAGATGCGCCAGCAGTGCTGCGGGTACGAGTTGCCAGAATCGAAGAGAAGCGGCGGCCGTTTCGCGGCCAGGTGTGATCTCTATGTTCGGGCCTGAAGTGATCAGCCGCACCGAGCGCGATGGCGGCAGCATCGAAACGATCATGCCCGTGAAGGGTGAGGTCTACTACCGCAGCTGCGTTGGTGGCACCTGCCGCTACTCAAGCGACCTGTGGCAGGCCGAACTGTACCTGGACCACCTGCTCGCCCACTGATGCTCCACGATGTGCTGATCTTGGTGGTGGAGTACTGGGTGACGTGCCTGCTTGCGCTGTGGGTGTGCAGCAGGATCCTGCCCTAACACCAGTAGCCATTACCACTAATCACCCATGACACAACAACATCCCATCACCCCACCGCCGGAGCTGGTGCAGCAGTGGGTTGACACTTACTTTGGTGAAAAAATTTCCCAGTCCAATTTCCATCTAGACCTTGCCACCCGCGCCGCCCAATGGGGAGCAGACCAGGAGCTGGAGGCGTGCTGCAAGATGCTGTATGACAGGTACGACAGGGTTCGCCATGCAACTGGATTTCCTGGAAGCGACATGAGCGATTGGCTCCGCGCCGCCCGCCGCCCCAAGCCGCCGAGCTTGAAGGAGCAGGCGCTGGATGAACTGCACATCAGTTTTGACAGGGGCTATCTAAAAGAAGGTGCCGCCGACATCATTCGCCGCGCACTGGCGCAGCTTGATGACTGACCCTGTGCTCTTCCTTGTAATTGTTTTTGCTATTGGCGCCATCGCTATCTACGGTGCCTTTACTGAGTAGTCGCTTCCACTTCAACGCCCATGACTAACACAAACTCACGCGATCTGATCCGGCGACTGGTCGATGAATTTGAAGGCTGGATCGTGCACGCAGAGATCGAAGACATTGAACGTGCACATGACCTTATTGACGAAGCCCGCGCCTACCTCGCCCAGCCCGAGCCGGAGGAGCCTACGGATGAGGAGATCCTGGCGTTATCCCACGAGCACGAGGTTTCGTACACCATGTGTGACGGGCATGTGATCTATCCGAAGCAAGAAGGATGCGACATGCGCGATGACGTGCTGTCCTTTACCCGCGCCGTTCTTGCCCGCTGGGGCCAGTAGTTACCTTCTCTAGACTGGACGTGTTCCCGCTCTGCCTCGGCATCGGGCTGTGCAATGGGTTGGCCGGTGGCGGGTCCTCACGCGGTGCCCGCCTCACCGCAGCCGGCCGCTGCGGTACCGCCTAGATCCTCGAAAAAGGTCTAGGCCGCCAGATTAACGCCATCGGCCAGCCACTGCGCGATCGCCCACTCACCGAGCGCAGACCAGAAGGGCTGCTCGCGATACCAGCTGATCCACTCCTTGTGACCCTTCTGGCTGTTGCACATCAGGCAACAGGAGACGAGGTTGTGGCGCACGGTCAGGCCGCCGTGAACCTTGGGGATGACGTGATCGAGCGTCGGGCTGCGGCCGAGCGGATCGTTGCAGTAGGCGCAGCGGTAGTTCCATGCGAGGTGGATCTGATCGCGCGCCGATCGCCGTGTGACCAGGCGCGTCTCATCAATGTGGTGCTGATCCACAGAGGTCCGGCGGCAGGGGGACAGCGTTCACCTCGATGTCGATGATGTCGTCATCAGAGGGGATGAACTCGGCCAGCTGGGAGTAGATGTCAGCCGGCAGATCGTCGGGATCGGAATCGGATCGGATGATCAGCTTGGCGGTGATCTCTAGGTAGAACGCCCGCATGGGCTGGCCGCCGCTTGCTGCACGGTAGCGGGTGTAACCGGATTGGGCAGTGTGACGGATTGTGAACGGGTCGCGCTGGATAGGCAGGGTGCACCGTTGGCGGGGTATAGTTAGTTCATCGGGGGCACGGCTCCCACCGCTCTCCAGCCATGACCGTCCGCTTCGCCCAAACCGACGCCGACACCTTCGCTCAGCTCCGCAACGGCTACCCCATCGCCCTCTACAACCTCAAGGCCATCCGCGACCTGTTCGCAGCCCGCGGCACCACCTGCCTCATCCTCCGCCCCACCGGCGAAGTCGACACCATCACCGCTTGATCCACCGCCCCGCTCAGCCGGGGCTTTTTCATGTCAGCCTGATCCCCATGCAGTACATCCTCCGCATCGGCCCGTGGCATATCGGGCCCTTCCCCACTCACATCGGTGCGCAGCACTTCGCTGAGTCGCACGGCATGGACGACTTCGCCATGATCGTTCTCGATGATCCAGCCGAAGCACCGGGCCGGATTGCGAAAATGGTGCGCGAACGCGGGGAGTGGCGCCCGCTAACTCGCTGATCTGACACCAGATTCCAGCGCGCGCATCTGGCTTCGAAGCTGATGGTTAGAGGTTCAAGTCCTCTCGGGGCCACCACCGCAAACCGCAGGAATCTCACGGAATCTCATCTAGACACTTCACCGCCGTTCGCGCAGAATCCCGCCCGGTATCGGGTTTCTGTGATAACGGTGGGAGAACGATGAGGCGCTGGGAATCAGACGGAAGGGTGCCGGGCCTTGGCCAGCTGGTGCTGCCCTCCGGTGTGCGCACTTGGTATCTCCGCTTCAGAGATGGCACTGGCAAGCAGCGCTTTCAGAAGCTGGCCCGTGCTGATCGGATGAACCGCACCGTTGCGCGCGAGCAGGCCCTTCAGATCCTTGGTGATCTGGCACGCGGCACACACCAGCCGCCAGTGGCCGGCACCACCATGGCGCAGCTGTTGGAGCTGCTGGAGGCCCGCCACTACGCCCGCTTGAGGCCCGGCACCGCGAAGAACTACCGAGGCTTCTGGCGGTTGTACGTGCTGCCGACCATGGCCGCACGGAAGGTGGCCACCATCACGCGCCAGGACATCCTGCAGCTGCTGGCGCCGATCGCGCCGGTGCAGGCCAACCGCACGCTGCAGATGCTCAAGGCTGCGTTCAACCATGCCGAGCTGTGGGGCATCAGGCCGGAGAACAGCAACCCATGCCGCCGCGTGCCCCGCCACGCCGAGCAGGCCCGGCGCCGCTATCTGAGCCAGCCCGAGGCGCAGCAGCTGCTAGCCGCTTGCGACCAGCTGCAGGCCACACCGCTGCACTGGCGGTTCACTCAGCTGGTGCGCCTGCTGCTGTTCACCGGGGCCCGGCTGAACGAGATCAAGGCCGCCCGGTGGGAGTGGTTCGATCCGGCCACCGCCACGCTGGTGATTCCGCCTGAAAGCCACAAGACCGGCAGCGATGGCCATGCGCGCGTGATCCACCTATCCGCGCCAGCGATGCAGGTGCTGCTCCAGCTGCAGGCGCAGGCCCGCACGCGGTGGATCATCGCCGGCGAGGGTGATGGCCCACTGATCGGTTATCACAAGCTCTGGCAGCGGCTGCTCCGCGTGGCTGGAATCCAGCAGCTGCGCATCCACGATCTGCGCCACAGCTACGCCTCGATGGCCGTCAGCGCGGGCCTCAGCCTCCCGCAGATCGGTGGCCTGCTCGGTCATGCCAGCCCGGTCACCACCGCGCGCTACGCCCACCTGATCACGGATGAGGCCGCGGCAGCAGCGGCCAAGGTAGCGGCGCAAATAAAAGCCCCGGCTGACTAGACCGGGGCCGCGTTCTCACCGGATTTCTCCGAGATCAGACTAGCCCTTGCTGCCGGTCACTGCCAGATCGCCGTTGTAGCGGCCAGTCACCGCATAACTCCGGCCGGGAATCCCTTCCATCTTGTGCAGCACCAGTTGGCCGATCTTCATGCCAGGCCAGATTGCGATCGGGTGCATCCGCCGCGCGTTGCTCAGCTCCAGAGTCAGGCGGCTGCCATGGAATCCCGGATCGATCCAGCCGGCCAGCAGGTGCTCCAAGCCCTCGCGTGCGCGGCTGGACTTGAGCACGAACTGCGCGGCAATGCAGTCCGGGATGTTCAGGATCTCACGGGTCTCCGCCAGGCAGAACTCACCCGGCTGCAGCAGGTAGGGATCCTCCGCCGTGTGGCCCGCAATCCCGTGGATCTGCAGCTCTGGGCTCTCGGCCACCTCAATCATGATCCGATCGCCCAGCAGCACATCGATGCTGGCCGGGTTCACCAGATCAGGATCGAACGGCACCACCATCGCGTGCCGCTTGCACAGATCGTGGATTTCGTAGTCAGGAAGGGGCACAGGCCACGGGCATCAGCGCGCGCAGCTTAGGCGTAATCCCAGCGAACGCGAGGCCCACCCTTACGGATGCCGATGTGGATGAAGCTCGGCGCCGCGTACCCGAGCGAATGCGGCCAGTTCTGGTCGCACCAGCGCTGGACTGCCATCATGTCGGCGCCATCGATGTAGAAGTCCACAGCACCGACGCCGATGCCGTCATAGAGGTGCTCAGAGCTGCTGGCGCCGCCCACCAGCTTGTTGATGGCTGCGGGGCGATAGCCGCTCGTGATGACCACCGGCTTGCCACCGAACTGCGCGCGGGCCTTCTCAAGGAACTGCGCCAGCTTCAGCGCTGTGTCGCACTGGTGCTGGTGATCGAACCTGCGCGCCTCTTGGCCGAGCGCGAACTCGCCGTAGGTGATGTGCGGCGTGATCTTGAAGCTGAACTGCGACTCTGGCGTGAACATCGCGGAGATCGGCCCGGTGGTCTGCCGCTCGCGGCCCCACAGGTCGCCTTCTGCGATGCGGCGCCGCTTGAGGCCGGCCTCCACGTTGGTGCCAGGGTTGCGGTAGAGCAGCAGGGCATCGGGCACACCAGCCCAGTCCTTCTCGCGCAGCCGCTTGGTGATGGTCTCGAAGCCCTTGGCACCGTAGAAGCCAGAGCCGAGGTTGTAGGCGAAGCTGATCAGCGCGCATTTCTGCGCATCGGTCATCTCCACCCAGTAGGGGATGCAGGTGCGCAGCTTCTCTGCGATCCGATCGATCTCCTGCCGCAACAGCAGGTCAGCCTCGATCGCGTTGATCTCGTCGCCTTTGCTGACGGGCCTTCCGTCTCTGTAGCGCGTTGTCCCGTAGCCGATCGTCCACGGTGCGCCGCCGCTTAGCGGGTCGGGGTAGGCCCTCAGGTGGCAGCCCTCGAACTCCTTGATCAGCTTCAGCGCTGGTGCCAGATCCGCTTGCTTGCCGTCTTGGCTCCATGTCTGAAACCATGCCCGATCGCGGCGCATCGCTGCGGCGTAACCGTTCACCGCTAGATCCTGCTCTAGCTGCTGAATCGCGGCCGCCTGATGCGGCAGGTTTCGATAGAACCGAAACAGCTGCTCGATCGTGATCGGCGCGGCGTTGGCCATGATTCAGCGGGTGCGCTTTGGGAAGGCCATCCGGGCAGCAGTCAGCAGCAGCTGCAGCCAGCTGTTGGACTTGAGGGGACTGAGTGCGATCACTTCAGAGCCAGCTGCGATGACGATCGCAATAATTGCGGCGGTTTCAGCAGACACGGAATCCATGCGTGTGCTCCTAAGTTAATCCTGCATTTCAAGGGTGCGCACGCGCTTGTCGAGATCAGCAAGCTGACCGCGTGCATCGTTCTTCAATTCTTGGATCGCCGCAGCAGTGGCCTGCACTGTTGCCTCGATGCGTGCGGCCTGCACCTGCATGGAGACAAGCAGTGCCCCGATGGCTACGAGGCCGGCGGCGATCGCTGCGGGGAGAGAGGCAGCGAAGATGTCGCCGGCAGTTTTAGGGTTGTCTGCCATCGGGGCGGCCCGCGTCGATCACATCGTAACGATCGAACGGATCCACACCTGTGCGGAGGATGGCAAGGGCGCGTCTGTAGTAGTGATTGTCGGTTTTACCCGCGGCTTCCAGCGCATCCTTGATGCGTCGCCAGTTGTCGCGGGTTTCCGAGTCCACTACCGGCCTTGCCCTCTGAGGGGTTTGCGTCCCCGGCGCCTTGGGCGTGACCGCTGGCCGAAGCCTTGGCGTGTTGTTTTCGGGGGGCCCGGCTGATGCTCGACGCGAGCGGTGCCGGTCTTGGACTTAACGGCCATCAGACATCGCCGCCATCGACAACAGGCTCGACAGGAGCATAGGGGTCAGTAGGCCAGACGGGATAGTCGGCGCCGGTGATGTAGGCGGCCAGCTCGGGCGTGTCAGCTGTGGCCTCGATCGCGTCGATCTTGGTGCCAGTGGCGAGGCGGATGTCCTGGCGCCAGGTCTTGATCAGCGGGTCAGCTGCTGCGCCGTTGTCAGCTTCGCGGATGATGATCCAATCGGTCGGCTGCAGCAGGGTGTTGGCGGTGGTGCGCGTCTGCTGCGTCCACTGCTCAACCAGCTGGGTGTGATCCTTGGGCAGATCTGAGCCCCAGTAGAACCGCTGATCGTATGGCGCTGGGTCGGGCACTTCAGTAATACCGATCGCTGCGCGCTCCTCAGGGCTGGCCAACCTGAGCCAGTTGGCGGGGTAGCTGACGCCCGTTGTGGGATCCGTGAAGGCCACATCTGGGCTCAGTGGCTGGCCGTGGAAGATGAACATGGCGATCAGGTCCGTAGGTGAAGGTTAGCGGCGGTCGAAGTCTTGTTCACTACTGGGGTGGGTAGGTTAAGCATGGCGAGCGAACTCTCCATGTAGTTCGGACCGCAAAGCTTTTACAGCTTCAGCACACTGATCTTTTTGTTCAAATGGCTGAGTTGTGTAAATCTTTCGTTTAAACCAAACCGAGCCCACCCATTTATTCATTGTCTTACTCCAGGAAACGCCTTTGACTCCAGACGTGTTTCTCTTGGAGCGTCTGGCGTTGCACATGTTTTCTGTGTGAGTAGACGCGCGGAGGTTTTCAATTCGATTGTCGGTAGTGTCACCGTTGACATGATCAAGCACCGCCACTGGGTCGTTCCCGTGCATCACCCAGATAAGCCGGTGTACTAGGTATTTTTTGTAGTTGATTCCGACAACAAGGTAGCCTCTGCCGTTGACGCATCCGGCTTTGCTACCTGCTGGCGCCAAAGTGGAACCAGATTTTCGCCAATAAAGCGCACCATCGCGGTATTCAAAAAGCTCATCGAGCTGTTCTTTGGTTGGTAGTTGAGTTGCTGCAGGCATAGTCAGAGGGCGGGGTTAGCGTGCGCGGGCGTATTGGAAGGGCGCCTCCGCCCACGCCGCATACACATATACGT